TCAGGATGGGGCGGATACCCACAGTTCACAGCAAACTCTGCTGGTGAAGATGTAGCAGGAGCAACTGACTACGTTCTTGTTCCTTCAGTACTTGGTCTTACAACAGCTCTTGCAACAGACGCAATGAAGGACGCATCACTCGTTCCTACAACTGCAACAGCAGCTACAAACGCAGCTTCAACAATCACAGCAGTATCACGTACAGGTACAACAGCAACAATCACCTCATCAGGTGCTGGTGCTAAGTACCCTGTTGGAACAAAGATTACAGTTGCAGACCTCGTATCACCAGATACAGCTCTCAACGGTACATGGACAGTTACAGCAGTTGCTACAAACACTGTTTCTTTCACAACCACAACTTCTGGTGCGCTTTCAACAACAGGTCTTACTGTTGCTGGTCTCACAGGTGTTGCTGGAACAATCAAGACACAGTCAGTTGCAGCAGGTGCGAACAACACAGCACCAGGTGCCGCAGTAACAATCACACCTTGGGCAACAGCCTCCTAATTAGGAGTTTATTTATGGTACGTCCTACAGGCGGAAGCAGCTCTTCTCGGAGGGCTGCTCCGTCTGCTCAGGAAATGATGAATGCAATAGGCCGAGATATTTTTGGCGATGATTTTCAAGGCGGAGTAACCGCAGCTTCTAAAGGTTCTTTTAACCGCATCTCTGACATCATGTTTGATGATAGTCAGTCAATGGATTACTACAATCCAACTAATTACGGTAACTGGGCTGGCGAAAAATACAGAACAGCAGAGGGCGATGCCCCCGGTCGTAGCGTATACGAGATTATTGATTTTAATCAGAACATGAATACAGAACAGTTGGACAATCCTGCTAACTGGAGAATTCCTGGGTTTCAACCAGATGAGATGGAAGATACCTCTCCAGCTGATATAACAGTAGTTCCAACCTCTACTACCAATCCAGACCGACCAAGAACAGTTGCTGCTGGTTACGATGAAGAAGAAGAAAAACTTACAGTTATTTTCCGTGATGGAACTTTCTACAACTACTACGAAGTTTCAGGCGGTGAGTGGGCTGCGTTTAAAGCCAACCGTTCTAAGGGAGCTATTATTGCTCGTATGCTTGACTTCAAACCACGTGGCCCAGCAGATGTTTCAAGCCTGTCTAAGAAGGCACAACAAGCGTTCTACCGCTATAGTCGTGGTGCTCAAGTTGCTGTAAAAGGAAAAGTTCCAGGACAAACTAAAACTATGTACAAAACAATTGCTCAAAGCAAACGCGGTAAGAACCCATCTACAGGTGGGAAAAACCCAAGAGGAAGATAAATGCCAAAGGTACACAACATCGGACCAAAACACTTTGTACAACTAATTGACTTGCCTGTTATTTGGGGAAAGAAGTTTGTTGTTCGTGGATGGACTCAAGAAATAGACGAACCATTTAGAACTTCCGAACCTCTTTTAGTAAGATTACCTAAGTACAAAGCACTAGCCTTCGGCAAGTGGACTGGCTTTAAAACTGAAGAAGACGCACTTAAATCGGCACTCAACACACGGGAAGTAACATACGATGATTTTACGGAAGAAGCAGGATGGACAGCCCCAGACTCGGATAGAGAAGCGAGTCTCAAAGATATCAACGCCAGACTTGATTCTGTGGATGGAGCAGTCCATGTACACGATTGGCAAACTTATTACAGAATGGCAGAAGAGTCACAACAAAGACCTTCTTGACGAAGTTGTGTTGGGAACTGAAGTTTTCAATGCAATTGCTAAAGAGTTAAAGAAACGTGCGTAGTGTGTGCTACTATTTTCCTGCTTCACCTCTCTCCTGGTCTGGCGATGGCCCACAGCAATGTGGGTCTAGTCAATTAATGAGGAAATAATGCCTATTGATTTTGATGACGAGAAGTTTGAGGAAATTAATCCTGAGTTTTATATGCAGGACGAAGACCCTGAGCAGATAGAGCTTGAAAAAGAAGAAGAGCTTGATGAGCTCTCTCAACAATTTGTAGACAAGCTAATTGACAAGATGATGGACTTTTTAAAAGTTCTAGTAGGACATGACCTGCACCCGTATCAAAAACCTTTAGCACGACGCATTATGGAATCAGTGATTATCAATGATGCTGAAGAGATAACTGCACTTGCTGCACGTCAGTCAGGTAAATCAGAAACAGTTGCTGACACTGTAGTTACTTTAATGATTTTGTTACCTCGGTTAGCAAAGCTATACCCAGAACTTCTTGGTAAGTTTAAAGACGGTGTGTGGGTTGGGTTATTTGCCCCAACAGAAGGACAGGCAGAAACACTATTTGGTCGTGCAGTAACGCGTCTTACCTCTGAGCGTGCGCTAGAGATTTTAAACGATGTTGAAATTGATGATAAAGCTGCACGTGTTGGTGGAGTAACCCGTCAGATTAAACTCACTAACTCTGGTTCAAGTATTACAATGATGACAGCTAACCCACGTGCAAAGATTGAATCTAAGTCTTTCCACCTTATCGTCATTGATGAGTGTCAAGAAGCGGACGACTTTGTTGTATCTAAGTCTATTGCTCCAATGCTTGCGTACTACGCAGGAACAATGGTAAAGACAGGTACCCCAACAACAAGTAAGAACAACTTTTATAAAGCTATTCAATTAAACCGCAGACGACAGACTACTCGCGGTAATAGACAGAACCATTACCAATGGGACTGGAAAGAGGTTATAAAGTACAACAAGAACTACGAACGCTCAATTAAAAAAGAAATGCTTCGTATTGGTGAGGACTCTGATGAGTTTCAAATGTCATACAACTGTAAGTGGCTACTTGAACGAGGAATGTTCATCACCTCATCTAAGATGGATGAGCTAGGAGATACTTCACAAGAGTTAGTTAAGTCTTGGCATAAGACGCCTTGTGTTGTCGGTATTGACCCTGCACGTAAAACTGACTCAACTGTTGTTACAGTTGTTTGGGTTGACTGGGATAGACCAGATGAGTTTGGTTACTTTGACCATCGTATTCTTAACTGGCTAGAACTACAGGGCGATGACTGGGAAGAGCAGTATTTTCAAATTGTTAACTTCTTAGAGAACTACGACGTACTTGCAGTCGGTGTAGATGCAAACGGTGTAGGAGATGCAGTAGCGCAACGTTTAAAACTTCTTTTACCAAGAGCTGAAGTTATGCCTGTAACGTCAAGCCCAAGTGAGCAATCTAAACGATGGAAACACCTACAAGCATTGATTCAACGAGAAATGATTTCCTGGCCTGCTCATGCCAAGACACGACGATTACGTACCTGGAAACGCTTTTATCAGCAGATGACTGATGCCGAAGTCCAGTTCAAAGGACCTAACTTTCTGGTTGCAGCCCCTGATGAAAACTACGCCCACGATGACTTTGTGGACTCTTTATCTATTGCCTGTTCTTTAACTCAAGATTTAGTAATGCCAGAAGTTGTTGCTTCTTCAAATCCTTTCTTCGGTTAACCACACAGGCCCTTTAAAAAGCGGGAAACTATTACCTGGAATGGCCTTCCATATACAACCTTAAGGAGTCTTACTATGGGATTATCCCCAGCACCGCAGTTCCCAGAGCGTGCACCAAATGTGTACGAGCTAAAAGAATCAGGTAATGCAACACGTCGTGGACCACTTCGCTTTGAAGAAGGTATTGCGACAGACACAGATGTACCAAATGATTTTCAGAAGGGCATGATGCAGGGTTACACTCCTGCGCCAGGTCGTCCTAACCACAATGCAAACGTATTCTTAAAGCCAGCTGCAGAAACTCTTGCAGAGCGAGCACATGTTGGTTCTGCCTCATGGGTAGAAGCACCAACGTTCCTTGGCGAGTTTGCACACGGAACAAACAATGACTATGCAGCTCAAGTAATTGAGACCAAAGTAGTATCAGGCGGACGCTCACAGCGTCAATCTGCAACAGTCGTAAACGACTAATTTAGACAGACGTCGGTATGCCCCCACAGTAGTGTGGGGGCTATCGGGTTATCAGGAGGAGATGTAATGGCAAGTAAGCCAGCAAATGAAAAAC